CCGGTGGTGACCATTTCGGTGTAGAGCAGGGCGTGTTTGGAGAGCAGGCGCAGGAAGAACCGGCAGTGGCGGTCGGTCCAATCCATCATGGGTGCAACGCTAAAGCGCCGAGACAGTGCGGGGCTTGATTCTGCTGGGCTAAAGCTCTGTTTATCTAGCATTTTACTCAACGTGTTCTTGACGAGTTTTAGGGCGTTTTCAGGCGTTTTTGGAGGCTCGGTGGTACGATGTACCACCTCAAAACAGACGCGTACCACTTTCGATATGGCGACTATCAGGGCAAGAAAACTGGCGGATGGGACTGTGAGCTACACGGCTCAAATCCGCATCAAACGCGACGGAGTGCAAGTCTACCAAGAGAGCCAGACCTTCGCCCGGAAACAGGCTGCCCAAGCGTGGACGCGCAAGCGTGAGTCGGAGTTGGATGAACCTGGTGCGATCGAGCGGGCGAGCCGTAAGGGCGTCACCGTCAAAGACATGATCGATCAGTACCTGGTGGAAGTGGAGAAGGCCCGCCCGCTAGGCAAAACCAAAAAGGCCACGCTCGAAGCGATCGGCAAGATGGACATCGGCAAGCTAAACGACACAGACATCAATACCCAACGCCTGGTTGACTTCGCCCTTTGGCGGATGAGCAAGGAGGGCGGCGGTGTCCAGCCGCAAACCGCCGGCAACGACCTGGCGCACCTCGGCGCCGTCCTGGCCATCGCCAAAGACGCCTGGGGCTACCAGGTCGATCCGCTCGCTATGGGCGGCGCCCGCCGCGTACTGCGCAAACTGGGCTACAACCTTAAAAGCCGCGAGCGAGACCGCCGGCCTACCCTGGACGAACTGGCAAAGGTGCTGACGCACTACCAGGCGATGCAGGCGCGGCGCCCGAGCGTCATCAATATGCTCAAGGTCGTAGGCTTTGCCCTGTTCTCCACCCGCCGTCTGGATGAAATCACCCGCATCCGCTGGGCCGACGTCGATGAGCCAGGCCAGCGTGTGCTGGTGCGCGACATGAAAAACCCCGGCCAAAAGATTGGCAACGACGTGTGGTGCAACCTGCCGGACGAGGCGTGGCAGATCCTCCAGACCATGCCGAAGGCCGGCGAAGACATCTTCCCCTACAGCCCTGAATCGATCTCCACCTCCTGGGCCAAAGCCTGCAAATTCTTGACCATCGTGGATCTACACTTCCACGACCTTCGTCATGAGGGTGTCAGTCGGCTGTTTGAAATGGACTGGGACATCCCGCGCGTGGCGAGTGTTTCCGGGCACCGGGATTGGAATTCAATGAGGCGATACACCCACCTGCGCGGCAAGGGTGATCGTTACGTGGGCTGGGAATGGCACGACAAGATACTGAGGGCGCCCGTCCAACTGGGCGCCGCATCAGAGAAGTGGCTCAAACGGCGTGTTTTATCCCGTTGAGCTGGTTGTGTTCTTTTACAGCGGCGGCGCGCTGCGAGTCGAGGTATGCGGCCAGGTCAGTCAGGTGGATGCCCCTTGCTGACTTCTGGCTCGGCTCCATGCGGGTGATAGGCAGCTTGATCTGACCACTCATCACCTTGCGCTGGAACATGTCCGGGGTCAGGTGCGTGAAGTAATCCCGGCAAACCAGCTCCAGTGAAATAATTGCCTGGCCGTCGTACTGAGCCATCAGGATAAAGGCAGTGTTCATGGTGCAACCTTCAGTGAGCAGGAAAGTGGTGGAGATGGCTTAAATGCTTGGGCGTCGAGAAACACGTCCATTTGCGCAGCACCATCAAGCCTTGCCGATGCAATCCGACGTTCAGCCATCGCGGCGTATTCAGGGTTCAGTTCGCACAAGATGGATTTGCGTCCCTCTTCCATAGCGACCACGGCAGTAGTACCGGCACCTCCGAAAGGATCAAGCACTACACCACCGCGCGGTGAACCGGCCTGGATGCAAGGTCGGATCAGGTCGGGAGGGAAGGTGGCGAAGTGGGCCCCCTTGAAACTGTGGGTCGGCACGGTCCACACGCTGCGCTTGTTCCGTTCCGTTGGCATAACGGCAAGAGCCGAATTCATCGAGTCGTTGTCCTTGATGCGCCCCCGCGCTCTTTCTTCGCCGTCGGTACCGTGACCCCAGCCCACACCGTTTGATTTCCTGGCCACCGCCTTCATGTTGCCGTTGCTCTTGGCTCCACCATTTGCACGGTCACTTCCGATCTGCGCGAGAACGTCTTGCGAGAGCCGGTTATGGGTGTTAGGTGAGCATGGCTCAAGAATTGCTGACTGATCGTAGAAGTACTTTGGCGACTTACTCAGGAGGAATATGTATTCGTGGGCCTTGGTGCACCGGTCGCGGACGCTTTCGGGCATCGGGTTTGGCTTGTGCCAGATGATGTCCTGACGCAGGTACCAGCCGTCGTCCTGCAGGGCGAATGCCAAGCGCCATGGCATACCCATCATGTCTTTTGCCTTGAAGCCGGAAACAGCGTAGTCGCTACGCGGGACGGTTTCGTTATCGCGACGGCGAGAAGCGACGGTGCGACGAACTCTGGCGGCAGTAACACTTTCATCACGCCCAACACCAGTAATTGACTGACTGTTGCCGCCGCAACGAGAGCCGGCGTAGCTGTCGCCCATGTTTACCCAGGCGGTACCGTCGTCGCGCAACACCCGTCGCACCTCGCGGAACACGTCCACCAGCCGAGCGATGAACGCTGCTGGCGTTTCCTCAAGCCCGATTTGCCCATCTACACCGTAATCCCGCAGGCCGTAGTAGGGCGGGCTGGTAACGCAGGTGTGGGCGGCACCATCGGGGAGTGTCCGCATCATTTCGATACAGTCACCTACGAGAATTTGATGTGGTTGGTTCTCCATATTTATCTCCCATCACATCCGAAGCGATTGATCAATAAACACCGGACGAGCCTTATGCTCTGCGGTTTTCGCCGTATCAACCTGGATCTCGCAAACGAACCGATGCCGCTCCCGGTTGGGCGCAGTCAGCGCCTCGGTTAGGCCTGGTACGACTTCAGTGCATTGCTCGTAGGCGTGGGGGCCGCTCCAGCTATCAGCCTTCATCACCTGGCAATCCGTTCGTGCCGCATCCGCGCACAGGTACAGCAGCAGGAATACGGTCATGACTCGTCTCCCGGAAACCCTGGAAATTCATCGTTGGCGTCGAGATCTGCGTAAGCGAACACCCTCCAATGGATACCGCGACGAAGGTAGTGGCCGAGCATCCAATGGATGACAGCGGCTTGCTCATCTTCACTACGCTCCCCAATACAGTGCCCTTGCTGCCGCAGTAGCTGGGCTGTACTGGCTAATTTGGTGTGAGGAATGCCTAGGATGTAGCGCAGGTCAGCAGTCAGTTCCAGTGGTGCCGATACTGGTGTTATTGGCTCAAAAGAGTGAAACGTGGTGCCGTTTGAGTTTTGATTTGAATGCATGGTGCCTCTCCTTTCAAGCGGTGGGGGAGTTGCAGCTCCCCGTGTCCCGCCTGTGTTCGGTATCAGTGCGCGTATCGACGCGGTTTGTTTTGTTTTGCCGCTTCGCGCTCGGCCATGTATGCAGCCCACTCCGCTGATTTGCGTTGCTGGCGGATACGGCTACAGGCTTGGTGTTTGCGGGTTGAGCGCGCTTCGCCGCAGATGTCGCACCGGCTTGGCAGGTCGAGGCGGTGGCTTGCCATCGTCGGCCGCTCGCGCTCAGGGTTGGCGTGCTTAGGCATTGGCCACCTCTATGGCTTTCAGTTTTGCGAGACGTGCGGTCTCGTATTCGCTGGCCAGGATCTCGACTGCGCCATTTATCCACCCGCTGGTTGGTTCCCCCGCAGCGACTTTGGCGTCGTGATCGGCCTTGTTGATCTGGAATCCCAGGTGGAAATAGGCGGTGCCATCGAGTTCAAACTTGACGCCGCCACACAGCCAAAGGTTGCCGCTATTCACGCCGAGTCGATCCCAGTATTCGGTGCTGCTAAAGCGTGTTGGGCAATGCTCGTTCCACAGCGCGACGAGACGCTCATGTTCCGCCCGGATGGCAGTTCGTTCGTCTTTCGATATGCCTTTTCCAGGTTTGGCAGCAGTGCGCAGTTTCCGATAGCCATGGTCGTCCGGACGGCACCAGTGCACATCCAGCTCGGCACCACCGCTGAGCTTCACGCCGCCTGCGAAGTGGGAGTCGACGTCACGCATTGATGCGACCTTGCCGCCGAAATGCACACCCAGCGCAATCAGTAGAGCGCTGAAAGCATCCCTCATGACGTAGTAGCTCCGAACAATTTCGACGGTTGCTGGCTCGCTGGACTTATAAAAGTAGTCAGCCATGATCACTCCCCTCCCATAAGCATGCGCGTCAGGGCGTTGGGCTGGCCGTCGGGTGTCAATTTACTCAGCGGCTGTGTGGTGGTTCGGCCATTTGCACTGCGCAATGTCGCGACATCGCCATTGATTGCCTCGATTACGGCTTTGCGGGCGCTGAAACGGTAGCTACGACCACCACCACTGATGGCGACGTAACTGACCTTGTCGCCGACAGCCAGCGGGGTTGTGGTAGCCTCAGCGGTGCCGCCTTGGGGTTGATTCACTTGCATGGTGCTTCTCCTTTGGGTGGTCGGTGTCGAGGGGTTGCAGCCCCTCGGCACCACCTTCTTACTGGCTTTCGCCAGTTGGGTTTTGCTTCCGCACCAGGTGCAGCAGCAGGTTTTCAAATTCAACAACCTCGTCCGTTGCTGACTGCCATTCCAGGACTGCCTGGATCTGATCCCGGCTGCACTCCAGCACTAGAATTTCTTTGTCGCTTACCGCTCGAACCTCAAGGATCGCGACCAGGCCCGCAGGGTCGTAGGCTTCGGCGTGAACAATTTTCCCGGACTCGCTAAACCAGTCCTTCAGCTCTTTCAGGTGCCGAAGGCGGTTGGTCTCGCCCTGCTGGCCCTCGCCGGTGATGACTTGTACGTGCATGGTGCTTCTCCTTTGGGTGGTGGCCAGCGTTGCAGCGCATGGCGGGTGTTGCCGTTGATTGGTCAGGCCTGAAAGTGCCAGCACTTCACGATGGGTTGTTTAGTGATGACTGCGTTGCTGGTCTTCGCCTGGTGAGCCCGTACAGCGCTATCAGTGGCTTTATTGATATCGAGCAGCTTCCGGGAGCGGGAGTCTTTCAGGCGGTCGCGCAACTCGCTGACGTCGGCGATCTTCTGGCGATGCTCGGCTGCACACTTCACAAAGTCGTTGAGGTTGATGGCGATGACGTTGTCTTTTTTGCTGTGGTTTACCACTGGGCCGTCGGCGTCGAGACCTTCCAGGTACTCGTACACTTCCCAGAATTCAGCCACCACCGGATGGTCGGAGCTGATCGAGGACTGGCGCTCGATCGCCATGCGGATGATCTGCGTGCGGGTGTGGCTGATCTGCGGATCGCTGAGCGGCACCACCATGCGCAGGCAGTCCAGCAGGGCGAGCAGTTGGGCGTGGTTCTTGTTGATTCGCTCCACCCGGATGTACCCGCGCAGCTTGTTGCCACAATGCTGACAATCGGCTTGCTCGTCCTGAAACGGTGTCTCGCATGCAAAGCAATGCGAATGCAGGTTGCGCAACTTCGCCTCGTAGCCAGGGATGCGCTGGGCAAACAGCTCTAGCACTTCCAGCTCCTTACGAACGGCCTGCAGCACAAAGTTGCTGAGCGTCGAGCCTTCCAGCGCATTGAGCCGATCTGCTGCCGCACGGCTCTCAGGCGTTACGTTCGGGCGTACAAAGTGCAGTTTCACAATCCGGGTCATGATCGCTTCAGACGCCACCACAGGGGCGTTTTGGCTGATGGCAATCGTGCCGCGAAAAGGGGGCTCGTACGTTTCGTTGCCGGCGGTTTTAACGCCCTTAGTTGCGAGTGTGCCGCCGCCGTAGTAGTCCTTGAGTTCGTCCCATTCGAAGGTTTTGGCGTGGGCCTTGTCATCGCCGCTTCGGTCCGACTCCAGCAGCACAATGGGCATGCCCGATACCTGTCCCATCAGGCGGCTACGGCCTGCCTTGGTGGACTTGGATGGGTCGAACCCTTCGTATCCGTCCCGGCCTGCCAGTTTCCAGAGCAGGGTAAGCAAGGTGGTTTTACCGGCGCCGGCCTCGCCCGTGGCTTCAAGGAACGGAAACGACTGGTAGCGGCTGCGGATCTGTTCGGCAAACAGTGAGCCAAACCAGAACGTCAGCGCGACGATTCCCTGGGCTCCAAAGCACTGCCACAGAAGGCCCAGCCACTGTTGGTCGTAGTTTTTGCTGTCCTTCTCCAGATCAATCTTCACACCTTTTTGCAGGGTCTTGAGCTTCAGCTTGCCCATCTCAAAAAACTCCTCTTCGTTGATGTGGATGACCTGGCCTTCGCGGACGGCGACGTCGTTGAACACGTAGCAGTGGTATTCCTTGCTGTAGCCCACGTAGTCGATGGTCTGAACGGTCTTGATGCCGAAAAGCTGGTCTTTCATGAGTTTGTCCAACTGTTGTCCACTGCCGGTGAAAACGGCCCCGGCGCCCATGCCGAGAAGTCTTTTTTTGAATTCGCTGGCGGCGGCGACCTGGCCCCCGGTGAAGGTGTTTTTCACGGATCCACCGTCGTGGGGGAAGTCGACGCGGAAGAAGTACCAAGACTCGTCGGTAATCTCGTTGCGCTGGAAATAGAGGGCTTTGGGGTAGCAGTTGGCGATTTCGACGACGCATCCGGCCACGTTCAGCGCCTTCTCCCGCAGCTGCTTTTCGTTCAGCACCTGGGCTTCCTGGTCGTCGCTTTTCTCCAACGCTTGCTTGGCGCTGTTGTATTTCGCAAGGTCCAATTTCCACCAGTACAGGCGGGAGTCGAAGCAGAAGTGAAACTCCTCGCGCTCGCGCCATTGGTACATAAGCAACGCCTTATCGCTGGCACTGTCTGCGATAAGCAGGGCGCCCTGGTGACGGGCTTCCTTCAAGTCTTTTTCGATGCGTTCCGCACGGGCTTTCTCGTCATCGATAAATGCCCAGCGCTGGTGCAAATCGTTCCAGTCAACCTTGCGTGCATCCGGCTGCGTGACCTGGGCGGCTTCGCAGGTAAAGCCAAGTTCGCGGGCACGTTTCACCCAGGTACGGGTGTATTTGTGAGCGCCTGGCTCGTTGTCCAAGGCCCAAACCAACTTGGGAGTTTTGCCGCCGCGAGCGGTGATGAGGGCCTTCAGCGATTCTTCTGGAAAAGCGTTTGATGACAGGGCAGCGACGGCCGAGATACCGTTTTGAATGAGCGCAATGGCGTCGAAGATGCCCTCAACAATCCACAGTTCGTTCACCTCCAGCAGGTCCAAGCACGGTGGGCACCACCAATGCCCTCGGTAGCTTTTGAGGGGCTGGAACCGGGCCTTTTTCTTGCCGAAGCGGGAAGGCTGATCAATCAGGCGCTCCCAGTACCCGCCATGCTCCAGCGGAAACCGCACAGTTGCAGAGCCGATATTCAAGTCGCGATCGAAGTAGCTTTCCTGGGTGTACCAGCCCTCAATCAGCTCAAGACGGAAACCTCGCGCGAACGCCAGGTATGCCTTTGCACTTGCGGCTGGCTGATCACTGGTGGCCGGTGCCCGTTTGCTCCAGTCGTCGAACAGATCCGGGTACAGTTCTTTGACCGGAGCCATGTACCGGCATTTTTCTTCGCGGCCACAGCGGATGAACCACGGTTCGTCATGGCGGGAAAAAAGGCGTTTCTGGTTGCACTGGGGGCAGGTGCCCTTGCGCATGTAATGCGTGCCGGTCATGTGTTGGAGGCCGTAATCGGACTCCAGACGCTGAAGTACATCAGCCCGGATCTTGTCTTCCATGGGCTTACGTATCACTGAGGACGCTCCGCAGTAGGCGCCACGAGCCGCTTTTTCAGCTCGCGGCGCGTCTTGCCAATGCCCGCCAGGTGTGGATAGTCGGCAAGCACTTTTGGCCCACGCTGGCCGTTGGGTACATTCCGGTAGCGATCGGAGTACCAAATATCAGCCATGGTGACTTCGTACTGACTGGTCAGCCACAGCAGGTAGTGCTGCGCCTGCTGTTCGTCCAGCTCCAGTTTTATGGTGATTTTGCTCATTTCGGCCACCAGTAAGTTGCAAATTTCCCCTACCCACGCGGTGCGGGCATCCATCAGGGATTGGTTTCGGGTTAGTGCGGGAGGTTGCGTGTCAGCAGCAGGCGTGTCGGAAGCAAGCGCGCTGAAACGCGGTGTCGCTGTTGGGTGCAGTTGTCGAACAGCAAGATGACCGGACGGAACGGACCGCTGTTCGGGTGAACACCAAGCCAGGCAACGCGCTTGCAGGTCATACTTTCGAACTCGGCGACGGCCAGTTCGGCAATGCGTTGCACTAGGTTTTGTGGGACTTCAAGCGACAGCGTCAGGAAGCGAATGCAGTTCTCCAGCAATTGCGTATCACCGGCCAGATGCTGGCAGCGGTGGCGGTAGAGGTAGGCCACCGCCGCCTGTTGCATCGCGGCACGGTAGTCACTGGCGGGGTTGGTAGTCAGTTCGATGGCGTTCATGCGGTCGTGGCCTCCATTTCCAGTTGGTCCAGCAGATCGGGTTGATCGTTGGCCGTTTTCATTGCCTGGCGACGAATGACCACGTCTGCAACTGGCAGCTTTACAGCTGGGTTGGGCATGCCGCTTGGGCTCAGTTCGTGGGTCATTTGAAACTCAGCACGCACCGCCCAGCCGCAGGCTTCGTTCGTGCATTGCATGTAAGTGATGCGCAGGAAGATGTGTTGGCCTTCGCTGGTGCGGATGCGCATGCGGCCGTGGCAGTGAGGGCAGACCAGTTTGTAAGTGCTCACTAAACAGCTCCCTGGCTGTACAGCTGGATAGTTGCAAACACCTCGGCGTAGCGGGCGGACATGTAAGTGATCAGGGCAGCGATGATCGCGTCGGCTTCACGCCTTTCGATAACACCGTCATCCAGGGCCGCAGACATGATCTGGTCGACTTTGCCCCGCTGGGCCGAGGCCTTCAGGGACCGGCTGTACAACTCCACGTTGTCCAGGTTCTCCGGGACGCTCAGCGGTACGAACATGCCGCCGTACATTGAGGCGATGTAGTCGGCCAGGAATGTGGTCCCGGCTACTTGCTCCAAACGGTGAATGTGTTCATCGGTCAGCGGGCGGCTGCCGGCGTTCTCGTAGGCCTGGTTGTCGAACTTCTTCAGCGGCATACCTAGGTCTGCCGAGGCATACGACCGACCACCTGGGTAGGCGCCGATGACGGCCATTACGACGCTCTTTCTGCTGTCTAGAACTGGGCGTTTCATCTTCTGGTTTCCCCTTGGAGCCAGAGGCCCTAGTTTGTAATCACGCCGTCTTTGATTCCGAGCAGTACGGCCGCGCGGTGAGCTTCTCCACGCAGGCATTTCTTCTGTCCGTTCAAAACCGCGTAGACCGTCGATGGGTTGAATTCATTTTCTTTAGCCCAGTCTTTGGCCGTAATCCCGAGACGTGCGAGACGATCACGGGCCTGTTGGCATGCTTGCTCGATGGGGGATGCGTTCGGCATAGTCTCGTTTCGTGTGGTTTCGTGTGATGACATGGGGAGAATATTCAACGAGCGTTGAATAGTCAACTCAATAAGGGGTCGTTTTGTTGAATATTGGTGAAAGGCTGAGGGAGGAGCGTGTCCGTTTGGGTTTCAACCAAGCGGATTTCGCCGCAATTGCGGGCGTTGCCAAGACCTCTCAGTTCAACTACGAAAAGGGTGATAGAAGCCCTGATGCAGCGTATCTCGCAGCTGTGTCGGAGAAAGGCGTGGACATCCTTTACGTGGTCATCGGCCAACGCGTGCCAGTAGCAGAGCCAACGTTGTCACCTGATGAAGTCGAGATGGTCGAGCACGTTAGGACGTTGGATGAGGATGACAAGGGAGCAGTGAAAAGGCTTCTACGTGCGTTCAGCCAAAAAAAATAAGGAGCTACATTTGAGCCAAGGAAACAAGGTTGCTGCGCTGATCATATTGCTGTCAGCGCTCGCGGGGTGTGATGCCGACGAAAAGGTCCAGACCGTATCGAGTAAAGATTTCGGGGATGCCTGGCCTTTCACGGTCGATAGCGTCGATCTAATGTGTGATGGCCCTTCACCTAAAGCGCTGGCACGAGCCGCCGACGGCACTGTTTATGCGTTAAGTGGAAGTGCCCGAAGCGAGGCTAAAAGTCGTGGCTGGGCAGACGGTCAGGACATAACAAAGCCATCCCCGACCATTCCGTCGATAAAGATGGACTACAGCGACTTCGTCGCACTCGCGCAGGATTTATGCTCGAAGCCTTGATCCATTTTCTGAAAGTTTTTACGTAGGCTGGTGGCACATCTACACACGCTGACAATCCCTCGCCCCTCAGGGTGCTTTGGTTGGCACCTAGGTTGGTGCCGGGCACCTGGAGGTGTTGAAGGGAGTGACACATGTCCGCGAGTAACGATATGCAAGCCAAGCAGGCCGAGAGCGTTGAGTTTGAGAAATTGAATCATCGCGAAAGGTTGGTTTTGCAGATGTTCAGGCAACTTGATCAGGAGCAGCAAAAGGACATTCTGCGGTTCATTGATGTTCTGTTGCACGCGAAGTGAATGAGGAACCCGGCTAATGCCGGGTTTTTTAGGGTCGCTTGAACTCTCATGTTGCTGCCATCTGCATTTTCTTCCACTCCCGATCCACCGCCCGCTTAGCCGTCCTTTCACTGGCATACAACCACCGCAACCGCCTCGGCTTTGCCTGATCCCCCGCAGTAATCGTCTTTTCCTTCCCGGTTTTCTTGTCGCGGTAGTACGCGATGATCCCCGTGTAATCCCCCTTGTTCTCCTCCGCCAGATCCTCAACGTTGTCCTCCGGCAGCTTGCTCTCCAGTTCCAGGCTGACGGTGTAGCCACCATCCGCACTCAGGCTGTGCTGCACATTCCCGCCGTACCAGATGATCTCGTCGATTTCCTCTTTCACGCCTTGGAGTGTGTAGGTCAGCTCCGGGATCAGATCCGGCCGGCCCATCGCCAGGTTGTAGCTAAGCGTGGCGCTACCACGTTGCAGGCGCCGGAACTCTGCACGGGCAGCGCGCAGGGCTGACTGCTGGTCGCTGTAGGTGTGGCGCAGGTCTTTGAGATTGTCGCCGCCGCCGGCAATGGCTTCCTGTTTCTTGGCGCTGTTCACGTCGTAGTAATAGGCACGCACGCCGTCGTAACTGTCACGGTCGGCTTGTAGGTAGCGGTGCTGGTCGCCGTCGGCGCGGGTGAGGGTGATGTGTGGCAGATCCATGCCGCTGGCGGTTTTGCCGCCGCCCGCTGGAAGGCACAGCAGGCAGCCGGCTTTGACGCTGGCCACCGCGTCGAATTCTTCCGCCAGGCGGCTAATCAAATTGGCGTCGGATTCGTTTGCCTGGTCTAGCTGCAGGATGGACAAGCCTTCCAGCGCTCCGGCAATGGTGGCGGTGAGGCCGTTGCCGATGGCGATATCGCCCAGGACGTCGCCGAGCGTGGTGTTGCTCCAGCTGCGCTCGCGTTTGATTTTGAGGCCCTTGCGTAGATCTGCCGATCGAGCGCGGATGCTGAGTACGTCCGGCGCGCCACTGTGTTCGGTTTCGTCGACGGTGTAGGTGCCTTTGTCCACCAGGCCGGTGTCGCTCCAGCCCAGCCATAACCGCAGTACCGCGCCTTTGGGCGGGATCGACAGCAGTCCGTCGTGGTCGCTCAGAGTGATGCTGAGTTGATCAGCTTCGACGCCGCGGTTGTCGGTGAGCTCCAGGCTCATTAGCCGCGGGCTGATCAGTTGGGCAATGTCCAGCCCGTCGACGGTGAGCCGGAACGCCGGCACCGGGTACGCTGCATCGCGCACATATCGCTCGGCTGTGTTGCGCAGGTAACCGGTGACCTTGGATATGACGGACTCGATCACAGCAGGCCCCGCAGGATGTTGACGCCGATGCTGGTAGCGGCGCCGAGCAGGTCGATGCGGTCGTCGTCGATGCGCTTGAGGTTCAGGGTGAATTCAATACGCCGTGGAGTGCCGTCGCTGAAAAAGAGGGTCTTGGTTTCGCTCAGGCTCTCGATCACCCACAGGCCGTAGATCCGTCCGGTGCCCTCGACCATGGGCCAGGCCTTGCCAGTGTTTGCCATTAAACGGATGGCGTCGAGGCTGAGGGCGGTACCGGCCAGCTCGGGGAAGATGATGCCGGGGAGGGTGATGGCGTCGTCGCCACGGCCTACAAACTGCCGCGCGGGCGCCGCGCCGATTCGATTGTTGCTGGCATGGCGCCAATCCGTTTGGCGCTGCAGCTCCTGGTAGGCAGCGGTGTGCAGGCTGAACACGAACATGCCGAGGGCCATCATCATGGTGGTTAATCCAGGTCCGAGAGTTTGCTGCGCTGACGCGCTTTCTTTTCGTTTTCGATGCGGGTCATCATGGCGCGCACGCTCTTTTCCAGGCTTTGCATGTCGGTGCCAGGGCCTGCTGTGATGCTGATTTCGTAGGTGTCGTGGCTGTCGTAAACCGCTGCTGAAGGCGAGCTGCTGATTGGCGGCGTGTTGTCCACGGCAAACGCCGGCATGGCCGTGGCGCCGAGGGCTAAGGTGCCTGCCGCTGTCATCTGCTTTGTCATGCTGCTCAGGGCGTCAAGCGGGCCTTTCTGTCCAACTTCCAGGCCTTGGGTGAGGCCGGCCATGGTGAAACCACCCAACTCCGAGAACACCCGCGACGGGCTGTGGATACCGAGTTTTTCCTTGAACCAACCGATGCTGGCGTCGCCGATTGAGCCGATGGCCGTTTTGACGCTGCCGAGACCTGCCATCAAACCATTCACCAGGCCGTTGACGATCATGTTGCCGAACTCAGTGAAGCGGCTGGGCAGTTCGATGCCCAGATAACTCAGCACACCCGCAAACGCCTGGTACACAAGGCCGAGCGGGCTGAAATTGACCATGGTGGTGATGATGCCGCCGATACCCCCGTCGAAACCTGCCTTGATCTCTGTCCAGGCGTTGGTGAAGTAACTCTTCACCGCGTCCCAGTTTCTGTAGATCAGGTAGGCACCGGCGGCCAGTGCGGCTACGACAGCTGCAATGATCAAGACAATCGGGTTCGCGGACAGCCCCCACAGTGCAATGCTTACGGTACGCAGAGCAGTGACCAGCGCGCCGCCCATTGTCATGGCGAGCATGCGAACACCCTGGGCAAACATTGGGAAAACGTTACGAGCCAGTCCGGTCAGTGTGGGCATTAAACGGCCCAGCATACTGGTGATACCACCACCCTGAAGGCCGAACATTGCCATCCCGTAGCGCAGTACCGCGAACGGTCCCAGCATGCTCGCCATGGTCAACGCCAAGCCGCCGAAAACGAATGCCAGCGCAGCAATCGCGGCCACGACCTTCACCAGGCCACCGGCCAACTTTGGATTCTCCCTGGCCCAGGTGCCGACGCTGTTGGCGATCTCGCCCAGTGTGTTGATCAGATCCTTGAGTTCCGGCGCTACCGCTGCACCGAACTCAGCCATGGCGTTGGTGAAACTGCCTTCTGCGGCTTCCATGACGTTGGTGAGGGTACTGAGTTGTTCGTTGACGCGAGTACGCAGATCGGCCTGGGTTTGCAGCTTCTGCTGTACCTCTTTATACCCATCCAGCCCCTTGTTCATCATGGTGTTCAAGGTGGTCATTGTTTCGGAATCATCACCGAACAGAGCCTTGATGGTGGCGGTGCGATCTTCGTCGTTCAGGGTCTTGAGCTTTTCGACCTGGGCGAACAGGTTTTCCAGGCCGGCGAAGTTGCCCTTGTCATCGGTGAACTTGAAGCGGATGGACTTTCCCTCCAGCGCCATGATCTCGTTGACGTCCTTAACTCCGTCCTTGTCCAGGCCCGCCTGAAAGATCTTCCGGTAGGCGTTGCCGGCGGCGCCGCCTTCCATGCCTGCTTGATCCATCATGACCAGCAGCGGTGCCAGTTCAGCGGCGGCGTCGATGCCCGATTTTTTGATGGTGTCCATCACGGGCGCGATCTTGCTGAAGCCCTGGAGCATGTTTGTCGGGTCGACACCGGCGTAGAAACCTCGCTGGATGGTGTCCATCAGCGACATCATGTCTTTCTCGGAGGTGCGGGTAGCGTCCTGCATTTTTGCCGCAAACTCAGCGGCCTCGGCCACCGGCATTTTTAGCTGTACGCCCAAGTACGCGGCTGCCTCACCCGTACCACCGAGAATGCTTTGTGCACTGAGGCCCTGGCGCCTCAGCATGGTCATCATTTCCTGGAAGTCGGCCGTTGTACCTGGCAAACGGTCACCCAGCTTTGTGGCCAGGTTCGTAATCTTCTGGAAGTCTTCGGCTACCTTGCCGGTGTCGTCCATCATCGACACCTTGAGCTGTGTGGCGGAGTCCTCATTGGGCGCAAAGGCTTTCACTGCTGCTGCAATGGGGCGGCTGGCTGCGTAACCAACACCCAGGCCGGCGGCGCCGTTTACAGCGAGGTTGCCGGCGGCGCGTTGGGATTTTTCCATCTGACTTCTGGCTGCCGCCGCGCGCTTATGCTGGGCGCTCAGCTCGGCCATGCGCTTGCCTTGCGTGCTGATGCTGGCATTGGTGGCGTTGATTTGCTCGCGCAGCTGGCGCTCGTGGGTGCCAAGGTTTTTGGTGCTGATGCCGGCGTCGTAAAGTTTCGATCGTAGGCCCTGCAGTTGCTCGCTCTGCTGTTGGTGCTGCTGCTTGAGCCGAGTGGCCTCGCGCACCGCTGCCTGGAAGCTGCGGGTCATTGCTCTGGTCGGGGTATCGGTAGCGGCGAGTTCTTGACTGAGGGATTTGACGCGATCCCGTGCGGCAGTGAGAGACGCGCCGGTTTGCTCAGCAGCCGCACGCTGAGCCCTCCAGGCACTGACGTCTTTTTGTTGGGAGGTGAGTTCCTTCAGGCGGTCGCGAGCGGCCTTGAGGGCACGAGCTGTCTCGATACCCCCTTCGCTGATGTGCTTCAGCGGTCGGGTAGCCTTGTCGATGGTACTGAGCAGCACCTGAAGTCTCAGATCATTTGCCATCGGTGGAGCTCCGCACCCTGGCGCGCTCGCGCCATTCCATCAGTTCCTTGAGGCCCAACTGATCCATATCAGCCGGTGCCCAGTGAAAGACCACGGCCAGATCGGCCATGGCGTCCTCTACGCAACGAGGGATGCGTCCGTCTTCATCGATTTCTGTAGCAAAAAACCAGACACCTTGGTGCCGAGTGCGAACAGGTCTGCCGGGTCCATCGACGTAACTTCGACTGAGGTGAGGGTGGGGCTGCTAATGCGCGGCACCACCTTTACCAGGCTGTTGACGTCCATCTGCAACAGCTCAGACAAGCTCACGCCACGCAGTTCGCCCGAGTTGGGTTTGCGAAGCGTGATGCTTTCGATGGTGGTGACGCCCCGGCGGATCGGCGTGTCGAGGATGACGGTGTTGTCGTCGACCGGCTTAACGTCGGGTTGTTCGATGGCTTCGTCTTTCATGGGTAGAGCTCCTAGTGCTGGGGGTTCTTAGTTATCGATCGAGGACGGGGCTCAAAGGCCGATAGCGCTACGCTGTTTCTCCAGCATGTCGACGCCGCCGACCTTCTCAATGAAGTTGAGCAGGTCGATTTCGATGATGTCTTCGTTATCGACGGTTAGCTTGTAGTAGCTGCAGGTGGTGGTGATGGAGTGCTCGGTGTCTTCACCAGGTGTGGCGTCACCCATTTCAATGGTTTCGTGACGTCCGCGAACAATCACCTCGACGGCGCTGATTTCACCAGTGTCGTCCTGTTGGAAAGCACCGGCGAAGCGCAGGGCAATCCCCGCTGCGTTGACCGCGCCGAACTGCTTGAGCACGATCAGGTCCAGGCCACCCAGTTTCCATTCCATCTGGATACCGTCATCGGACATACCCAGGTCAGCCTTGACCGGGCCATTCATGCCGGCGGCGCGCCAAGCTTCCATTTTGCGGCCCAAGGCGGGCAGGGTGACGGTCTTGACTTTGCCCTGGTAGCTGCCGCCGTCGTTGAACAGGTTCATGTTTTTCAGTTTGTGAGGCATGGCCATGGCGGGAATCTCCGGAGTTATGGCACGGGGTTAACTCCCCTCGCGGGGAGGCCCGGTTTAAGCGTTGACGGCGGCGGCGAACTGCATCAGGTAGCGGTCAGTGATGCGCTGACGCAGGGTGAGGTCTTCCAGGGGCGGCACGGGGGTGTAGTCGTAATCGAGGGTCAGCTTGCCGGCCTTGAGGGTGTCCTTGTCGTTGATATCTTCCGGATACCAGCATTCACCGCCGATGAGGTAGCCCTGGGTAACCAGCTCGCGGAACTTGGCGTTGATCCCATTAATGATGTCTTTGACCAGGGACGCATGCATCGGCTTGTCCATTGCCCACATGTGCGCCTCAGCCATGGTGTCGGCGATGATCTGCGCTGTGCGGGTGTAGTTTTCGAACGCGAACAGAGGATCCTCGCTGCACGTACGGCTACCCCAGAAGCGGAAGCCCCCCTCGTTGATCAGGGTGGTGACCTCGTTACTGTTGAGGTAGTTGGCGTCGGTCGCCGGGTTTTGTAGATCCCAGAACACGTCGGCGCTGATGCCGGTCACGCCGTTGACCGCGACGTTGGACAGGGTCTTGTGCCAGCCGGTTTCCTTATCGATCTTCGCCCGCAGGCCCAGGGCTCGGGCCACCGCCGACGCGGTAACGGTCGCGCTGGTGACCGTGTCCCAATTCTGGAACTCCGGCCAGATCACCATAACCTCACGGGCACCGAAGTTTTCGCGGTAGGCGACCACCTCTTCCTTGGTTTTGCAGTCCCACGCACTGACGTAGGCGAAGGCGCGCAGGTCTTGGGCGATCGAAACCAGGGCGGTGGCCACCGGCTGACTGTCGAGACCTGGCACACCAAGAATGCGCGGCGTCATGCCCACACGGGCCTTGGCAGCTAGCAGGGCTTTCATGCCGGTGTATTTGCCGTCGGCGGTGGTGGTGCCGATCAGCGCGGTGGTGGTAGCGGCTGCGTCTGCGCCTTCCTTCACCCGCACCACGATGGTGTAGGGCTTGGTCTGGTCCGCGATGGCTTGCAGGCTGGACGCCAGGGTGCCTTTCACGCCGGCTTTGGCGATGGCGCTTTGCACGTTGGTCAGCAGGACAGGTGTGTCCAGAGGAAAGGCGAGCGGGTCCGCATCTTCAGCCGTACAAACCAGGCCGATGACTGCGGTTGCGATGGTGCGAATGGGGCGGGTGCCGTCGTTGAGTTCGAGAACCCGCACGCCGTGGAGATAGTCTGAACCGGCCATGGGTGGTTGCCTGCGCTGTGATGGAATGACAGTGCACAGGCTGCCGCGCGCGCGCCGGTTGGGCGAGCGCGCTGGGTTGTAGGAGAGGGCGGTACAGGTGCGAGTTGGTTAGGCGAGTTGATCGGCAAGCCAGGCTGGTTGTTCCGGCCTGTGCTCAAGTGCCGGGAAGTGCTCCGACTCGGGCCAGTCGCGCAGATCCTGCCGGTAGCGCTGCAACTGCCGGTACTGCTCGGCGGTCAGGGTCGTTGGTCGCTCGGCCTCTACCTCGTCACGGTGACGCGAGATTAACGGGTCAGTGAGCAGTAATACTCGGTCGCGGATTGCACGTTCGCGGGCTTTCAGCTCCTCCACCGTAGGGCCTGGCGCGGGGATAGTTGTTGGTCGCCCATTCTCGTCAGGCGCAAGCACCGAGCCGCCGAGGGCCAGCACGCGGAATATCTCGTCGTGTTCATCCTGCGATATGTCGACAAGCTCAGACTCGGGTGGAAGCAAGCACGCTGGGTTAGGCAGGGTAATGAGCGGGGCCGAGGCTTGCTCATCTGGCACTTCAATCATTGGCTGGACAGCATCAGGATCAGGCACATTAATCGTTGGCTGGACAGCATCAGGATCAAGAATCTGAATAGTTTCAGGCTCAGATTGAGACTCTGATTCCTCACCCACACCCCACGCCGGATTAGGAGCTGAAATCATTGGCGGAAGCCACTCGGGATCTGGAACAGGCACGGTTGGCCGAGCCCACTCGGGATCTGGAACAGGCACGGTTGGTCGCACCCACTCGGGATCGGGTACCAGAACCGTTCGAGTACCGTGGAATACCTCATTGAAGAAAGTATTCTCTTGTGCGCTATAGAAGATCTTCATTTATTAGTACCCCACGGCCTCTACCATTAAAACCAAACCTGACTGAACAGCAGAGTTCAGCTCTTCGAATTTTACCGTGGCGCCTGTAGTTGTGATGTCATAAAACCCCGCAATAATTGCAATAGGAGAGCCATTTGCAACTCTTAAGGAATAATCCGCCCTCAAACATTTGGTCGGGAATTGAAAAGGCCAGGTTACTGACACCTGCATTGAACCAACGGAGTCGCCAATAGCAACCTCTGCTCGTTGAGTAATTTCACCGGTGTCTGCGTTCTTACTCCAGCCATTTGCCGTAAGTAGCGCGGTATCTTTGGGCCGATCAACCTGCAAATAAACAATAGTGTTGTCTGTATGGCGAATGTAAGGCAGGGCCTTATCACCATTAACAAAACCCGCTGCGTTCGATCTATCACCGCTCACTTTTATCGAAGGGTTGAAGTTCCCCGCGTCCCACGCCAAGTTCCCCCCAAACGAAGGTCGCTCAGTCAGACCAGTAAGGGCGGTAATGTTACTGTTTACGCCGCTATTCGCCGCCTCGACCCACGCCCCCCATACATCAACAGATCGTGAACGCCACCATTTCCGTGAGCTGCCCCTTGAAACTATCTCTTGGGTCGCGGTTCGATTACCAGCAGCCGTCGAATAGTTCATGTGTAAGAGCATTGAGCCAGATATAGCACCCACCGGCACGTTCAAGGTGGCCCCAGCAATAGAGTAGATACCTGTCGCTTCGATGTTATTACAGTCGCCGCCGGTAACACCGGGTGCGAGCGCCCCACCCAAACCAAAATCGCCAACTCGAAGCACGCGACCAGCAGTTGCGTCGGTCGTTGAAGTTGTAGATGCAAGAGCAGCAGCCGTTCCAAGCTGCGACTTATCGGCTTTTGAAGTCGGGTCAAAGTTGCCGGAGTGATAAACCTCACGCCAAATATAAAGTCCGTCCGAACCGACTCGCCTAAATCCGAAAGTGTCCGCGCCGCTGGCCATATGGGCATAAAGATCGAACGCCAGTGGATTTGCGCCTGGATATTTCCACCGCATATAAAGACCGCCCGCTGTGGGCTTGTCGGTCGTAGGGCCGGAATAAACCCCGACATCATGCTTAGCAATATCAGCAATTGCCCCAGTGAGAACCCCCTGCGGCGTAGACGAGAGGCCATCGGCAATGCCCGCCCCAGCAAGAGTAGTGGGGTTCGTACCAGCAATAACGCGACCGAGCTTGTCCACCGTCAAGCTTCGGTAGGTGCCAGCGACAACCCCCGTGCGCCCTGCTACGACCTCAAAGGTCAGCGCGGTGGTACCCAGCACAATCGGCGCATCCGTCACGAGCTGCCAAACGCTGTCGCCGTTTGCAGTACCTTTCTCGACGGTGACGAACAGCCCCGGCGTCACCTCGACACTCGCGTCAGCATCCTGGGCGCGCTTCCAGGCGCCGGCTGCCGGCACGACATAGATACCGTTGTCTTTCGCCTGCGCCTGGTCTTTCACCAGAACGCGTGAGTCTGCCGCAAGTAACACACCGTCGACGGTTTGAATCCCGCTCAGCACGATGTTCGCCGTGGTGGCCACCAACACCGAGTGCTTGAAGTCGAGCCGCGACATAACCTCGGTGACCGCCAGGTCGACATACTCGCGTGTTGCCAGTACCACGCTCGGATCGATCTTCAACTCAATGTTCGCCGTGTTGCTGACGATCAGGTTGATTCGAATTACCTGCGTCCGGCCTGATCCTTGTGCCAGCAGCGGTTTAAATGTCGGAGCACAGTTCGCTACCGCGACCATGTCACCGGCAGCGTCGTACAGGCCAAGCTCGCGAACCCACCAGCCGCCAACGCTCTCGGGAATGATCTGCTCAGCGATGATCACGTTGGCATTCGCTGGGTCGACCTTCACTTGGTTCAACGGTGCCCGGCGGCGTTCGTTGATCAGCTTGGTTTGCGAGCTGTTGGGAATGGGCTCTGTGCCGTTGGCATCACCCACGGCCATCTGGGCAAAGGTCCACGTAGTGCCGAGGGCAGTCGCGTTGGCCTGCTTGGCTCTGCCGATGTCGGTGAGAATCGCGAAGAACTGGCTGTTTTGATCGGTCATGAGTAGATGTCCATCGTGTCGATATGATGTTCGCGGCCACCGATGCGGGTCACACCGCTTACGTCAATGTCGCGCTGTGTCGGTGGGTAAACGCTGAGTTCGTCGCCTTCGTACACGCAGGCCCCAATAAAAACGGTGCCGGTGCTTTCCAGGCTGATCGCCAGGCCCGTTAGTGGGCGGGTGAGTGGCTTGGCGTCATCGATCAGCCAGGTCAGCTCTTGGTACATTTCTTCGGTGATACCGGTGTCCAGGACGCCGACCTTCAAGGCAAAGGTGCCGGGAACGCCTTCCGGCACGGTCTGCCACCATTCCATCACCTCGATCAGGTAACCCAGTGGCTCAACCACGCGGCGCAGGGCGCCGATGGTGCCTTTGTGCGCGTGGATGTAGCGGGATGAACGGATGGCTGCGCGCTTGGTGGCTTCGGTCCAATTGCTGTCCCAGCGATCGACGGAGAAGGCCCAGGCCAGGTAGGGCAGCACCACCGCTGGGCAGGTGTTCGGGTTGCACAGATCCCGTAAAGGGATCGGAACGCGTTGAATTTCCGCAAGCGCCTGTGCAGCCTGGATCTCAAGCGGCGTGGAGTTTCTCGGCACCAGCTGCTGCGCGCCCATTACTCGGCGCCCCGTGTAATGGTGACGCCGGTGCAGTACGGCGCCTGTGCTTTGGTGGCGACGATATCGACCCAGTTTTCCAGCTCGACCTTGCGCACCCCTTCGACGAACAGCGCCGCATGCAGGGCCGACTCCGACACTTCCATCGCTAGGCGCCGACGTTGATTGACGTACGCCTGCAGGCTTTGCTCAGCCGCAGCCAGAATCGGCTCCGACTCGGGGCCGCTGGTCAGCAGGTACAGCTTGGCTTTGACCTGGTAGCGCAGGATCTGCGCGCCCTGAACAGTCAGGCGGTCGGCCACGGGCCTGCGGTCGTCGTCACTCAAGTGTTTTTTGACTGCGGCGAGCAAGTCGGCCGAGGCAGTACCGTCGCCGAGCAGGGCCTGCACGGTGACCACTGCCACGGCGGGTGATGGGCTCTCAGCTGTCGCATCGGCAACACGGCCGTCAGCCCCTCGGGCATGGAAGATATAGCTCTGGCGCGGGCCGGCGGTGCTCAGCCCCTCCCAGGACATTTGCGCTCGCTCCCGCAAGCTTTCGTCGCTTTCCATCAGCCGCGCTACCGGCGGGACAGCCATCGGCTTGGCTTCCTGAACCACCAGACGCTGGACGTTGAAGTTACCCGCCAGTTGGTCCAGGTCGGGGCCTTTGGCTAGTGCCAGCAGGTTCGCCATGGACGCCTCATTCACCCGCTGACGCCAGATGGTCTCGCGGTAAGCGTTCTCTTGCAGCAGCTTGGCCAGGGGCTCCGATTCCAGTTCGAGGCGGGCGGCAATCTGCGCTTGTTCCTCGATCGGCCATAGGCTGATCATGTAAGCCTTGCGCTCGGCCAGGATCAATTCGAAGTCGATCTGCTCGACGATCTGCGGCGCGGGGAGCTGGCTGAGGTCGATAGCGGCAAAAGAATTCATACGCTGCCACCCATTTGCAGCGGCACGCTCAAGCTCAACGGCTCATTGCCGTCGATGACCGAACCTTCCAGCTCCAGCACCGACTGCCCTTGCAGGTTCGCGCCGAGGAACTGCACACGGCTGAGGCTGATACGGGGCTCCCAACGCATCAGCGCCATGACAATGCCGGCATAAACGCGCAGGCGCGTGGCGTCGTTGAAAGGATGATCCACCAGATCGGGCAGCAGGCTGCCGTATTCGCGGCGCATTACTCGGGTTCCGATGCGGGTGGTAAGAACGTCCGCGATGCTCTGGCTTATGTGGTCCAGTTCGCTGATGGCTGCGCCGGTTTCTCGGTTCATTCTGGTTTCCCCGTCTTCGCGCTGCCCGCCAGCACCCCACCGTGCGGGTGCTTGACCAGGCTGATGTTGGCTGCGACCACGTCTTCGGAGACGGTCACCAGGCCGACCACGTTCTGGTTGCCGGTTTGGTTGTAATCGCCCTGGTGATTGATCGGGCCGATGATGTTGATCCCGCCCTTGCTGACCAGGCTGGTGGTGCCGCTCTCGGGCAGGATGGCGCTCAGATGATGCTCGACGCTGTCGTACTCGATCACCGCGCCGTCGGCGTAGGTGCGACGGTGCAGGCCGGGACGGTTGCCGTTGGCAGGGATGTGGTCGCTCGGCAGGCCGGTGATGACGACGCCGTTGGCGAGCTGGCCGGATGGGCTGAACAGGATCACCTGTTCGTCGACGGTGGGCGGATCCCACTCCTGATCAGCACCGGCGCGCAGGGCGAGCCAAGGCAGCCAGGCGGTGGTGAGCGTTCCGGTTTTTACCTTCACGCGCGGGGGCTCCATCTGCACGGCGGCGATGACGCCGAAGCGGATGAGGTTTTCGAGCATGCGGGAGAGGGCGGCGAGGTCGTTCATGGCGCCGATGGTGGCGCCACGCGCGTGAGAGTGCAGCTACGTCGGCTTGTAAGAAGGGTGGCTACAGTGTCAGGTGTGCGAGTAAACCATCACGAATCACATCAAGGTCTGCATCTGTGAAGCCAAGTACCTCACGTTGTTCGTAACGGACGTCGGGTGCGCCGCGCTCTGCACGATCTTTCAGACCGTACTGGTGGACCCTAGCAATCCGAGCGATTCGTCCAGTGACGCCAACCGTTACGGTATTGCTGTCGCCCCGTGCTTTCAGGTACGACGCCGTACGCAGCTTCTTGAACATTGCCAGCTTCCGACGAATACGCCCCTGCTTTCCGCGCAAATTCCGCTGCTTGCGCGGTGCAAACTTGGTCCCGTCCGGGTTCTCTTGAGCCATCACGCGTTTCTGCTGACTGCGACGCAGCTCCTGCCCAATGCTCCGGGCGAGCTTGCTGCGCTCCACTGGCTCCAGCCGATCGAGCAGGACCGCAGCCCAGGTCTCCAGCGCTTCCAGGTTACTTGCCATTAGGCACCATCCATTCACTGGTGTTGCCTTGTGCCCCTGGCGTCCAGTTCGGATCGAGGTAGTTCGCCACGTACTGCGGTTCGTTCGGGTGCCTCACGGTGGTGAACCCTTGGTCATCCTTGCCAACGACTACGCGCTCAGTAAGTGCCAGGGTAATACTGAGGTCTACCTTGTCCTTGTCGAGGATATCGGCTTCGAACTGAATGCCGTTTTTGACCTTTTCGAGGTTTTCCAGCAGCTCGGACTGGTTGACACTGAGCCAGCCCAGAATTGGCAGCATCACGCTGTCAGGGTGGCCGGCGAACTCGGTGAGGATGATCTGCAGGTCAAAGCTGTATTCAAAAGACAGTGTATGTGCGGCCGTGCAACGTACCTTGCCATTGTCGATAAAGATTAACAGCCGGTCGGGGTCGTGTTTGAAGTCTGCGACGGTTGCCAGCAGGTGAGCGCGAAGGCTTTCGGGCTTGTTCATGGATTGGCCTGCTGGTGTTTGTAGACCATGTCGACCTGATCTGCGCAGTCAGCCCAGGCCGCTTCGGCGCGGTCTTCGTCGGTCAGGAGGTCACCGTTGTTTAGGGGGCTGGTCGCCGGCAGATGGCACGGAATTACGGCCGGACAGCCAGTCACGATAAGCGGCGGCGCCGGTGAGGGCGGGGCGCTCGCGCAGCCGGCGAGCAGCGTAAGGCAAAGGCTGGCTAGCCCAGTCGCGTAGTTCTTCGTTTTCAAGTTTCAGCTCCTTTATGGTTCGCTCGCGCTTCGCCAGGCTTTGTCGCAACTGATCCTGCTGGGCACGCAGGTTGCTCTGCGCGTCGCGTTCCTGTTTCAGGGTGTCGGTGAGGGTGTTGGCGGTTTTGAGGTTGCGATCGGCATCGTCGCGGGCGGTCTTTGCGGCATCTTGTGCCCGCTTGGTTTCGCCTTCAGCGACGTCGATGCGTGTTTCCTGGGCCCAGATCAGCAGCACCAGGACACCGAGCAGGGCGATGCCGTACAAGGCCTGGCGCAGAGTGCTCATGCGCGGTACCACCCAAGTTTGTTCATGGCCGCAGTGTCGAGCAGCTTGATAGGGCCGCGCACGATGACAGCGCGTGCGCCATTCATGATCTGGATGGATTCGGCCAACAGTTCCATGTCGCTCTGTTCGGTCGACTCAGGCACTACCAGCAGATCGCCGTCCTGCACCCGCAGTTTTTGCAGCGCTTCGAAGTCAATCATGCCGCCACCCCTTGTCCGCACTCGCAGCCGGCGTGCCGCTCATAGGCGCGCTGGAGCTTGGTGTCGTAGAGGTTTCGCAGGTAGTCCGGCCCGTTGTAGAGCTTGGCGAACTCGGCCCATTTGCGAGCCTTCAGCGCCTTATGCAGTACCGGGTCGGTTTCAATGAAGCGGGTGAAGGCGTCGAACTGCTGCGATTCGCCGGCACTCATCGCCGCCACAAAGTCCTGCACGCTGGCGTAGCCGAGGCGCTTCCAATGGAACCCCATGATCTGGAAGGCACCCCAGGACGCAGACTCCAGGGCTGCGGTGTCATCGATCAGGCGGGCCATGGCCAGGCGCTGGTGCTCGGAGGTACCGCCGATGTAACCGCCGGCCTTCGGGTTGACCAGGGCAGGGTTGGCGGTGGCGAGTTGGTCGGCGTGCCGCTTGAGTTCAGCCGGGTCATCACCAGGGTGCCGAACCATAGCGAGCTGGCGGTACATGATATGCCGTTCGAACAGGATCACCGGCTTGCCGTTGTCGAGAAAGCCCTTGCCCTTGGATTCCACCTCATTGACCGCGTAGATGCTCGCCAAAGGCACGTCGAGGCGTTCGGCTGCGGCCACCAGGTCGTTGTTGCGCAGCAACTGGGCGCAGTCGCCGCCTGCAAGGCTGGTTTGCGTCTTGGTACCGGCGACGCCATCGGCGACCAGGCCGGCTTTCGCCTGGTACGCACGCACGGCGGATTCAGTGGCATCGCCATAGTGTCCGTCTGGTACCAGCTTGGCGCCGTGCTTGATGAGGTTCTTTTGCAACATCAGCACCGCTTGCGAGCGGTCGCCATGGCGAAGGGTGGTGGTCATGCGCTGGGCCTCAACAGGGCGGCGACATTGCCGCGTGAACGGAAAATCAGGATGCAGAGCAGCACGATGGCAGCGGCTTGCCCGAGGCTGGTGGGTTGGCGCTCCAGCAGGATCTCCAGACCGCAGATGCACAATGTGGCGCCAAACAGGCTTGCCAGCAGAGAGATGCTGCGCCGGTACCGCGCGTCGCCTCGGGTATAGCAGGCCAGGCGCAGGGCACTCAGCAGGTAAGCGATCGCCGCGATCAACTGCACGGCCAGTTCGATGTTCGGCATATCAGGTGCCCCCTCTGATGCGACGCCAGATGTCCCAGATATCCGCCTTTTCCACCCAAACCATCAGTTTGATGCTGATCGGGATGACCACCAGGGCACAGACAAAAGCGCTGCCACCGCTGGTGATAAACGGAATTGCCTGTAGTGCCATGGGCGCGAACAGATAGCCCACACCGGCCGACAGGAAAAGTGAGCCCAGCCGCTGCCAGACTTTGAGATCACGCTTGGTACTGGTAACAAGCCAGGCGCCGAGGATGGCGCCGAATAACGCTCCGTCGTCGATGACGGGCGTTACGGTGGACAGGCCCAAACCGATGAGCAGACCAGTCACAACGCTGGAAGTTGGATCAGCCATGGTGTGGTTTTCCTTGGTTGCAGAGGGTCAGTTCCATAGCTGCACCATCTGCCGCTGGGGCGCGCTGGCTTGGGCTTCGGGCATGTTGACGAGAAGGCCTTGCGGCAGGATCGGGCCGTGGTCAGCCAGGCCTGGGTTGGCATCAAGTACCGCTTCGGTTACGCCGGCAGTGCGGCCGTAGAACCGCCAGCAAAGGGCGTCTACGGTTTCGTTTTGATTAGTGCGGACGGTGACGGGCATCAGATCAGCTCCACGGTCGTGCGGCTTACACCGAGGAAGTCACGGACTGCCCAGCGCAGATCGCGGCGGTAGTCGTCGATGGTCGGGGTGGTTTCCTGGGCCTTATCGCTACCGGTGTTGGTAGCGCTGTAGTCGCGGTATCGCTCGCAGACTTCGGCGCCGGTACCGGCCTCGATCGCACGGCGGTACAGGTGGGCTTGGACCGACACGTCATTGATCTTGTCGTCGGGTACGTCGGCCAACTTGGCGTAGCCGGCAGCCAGTTGCTTTGCTTTCCACGACTTCAATTCACGGTTGAGGTTGATGGCAGCGGCGATTACGGCAGTTTCCAGTCGGGCCGGGGTGACGCTGTTGTCGATGCGCAGGGTGGCGCGCAGTTGCTCAAGGTCGATTGAGGGCCAGAACGGGTCGGTATTGATATGCCCGCCGGTGACTGGGCCGCTGGCTACGAACGCGCTCAATTGGATGGGCCTCGGATGTCTGCGCGGGAAACTTCGCGCAGGATCTGCTGCCGGGTGAATTCGGGATGTTGTGTACAGAGGCGGTCCATTGCTCGCATGGCGTTCCGATTCACGAGGCCGAACTCGTGCGAACCGGCCGGCATGATGGAGCCTTGTTGGATTGGGCCGGAGCAGACGCTGCGGTCGTAAGCCTCTGTCTCGGCGATGTACTGTTCAGCCGCAGCTGACAGGCGCCGCTCGGATTCCGTAAGAGTGAAATCACTCTGAAAGAAGTTGGCAAAGGCGGTGTTCATGACTGCTCCGATAGATCGCCGGTGGTCGGGGCTTCACGTTCAGGAGGAGCGGCCTGGCCGATCCGCCCCGAGCCGGCGGGGTGCGTGGGGACGCTCGGTTAACTGCCGGGGGCAGTGTGTTTTTTGAGGAGACGCTCGACGCGCTCCAGATCCTTTTTGCCGCCGCAGTTGGTATGCAGCTCAATGGCACGGGCCAGGTGTGTCTTGGCAAGTTCCAGCGGCTCCATGGCGCTGCTCGTGGGAGCATCGTCAGCAACCTGTGCCGACAGAGCCTTACCTATCGCCAGATGCAGCTTGGCGCGAGCCTGATCGGGCATATCTTCTTTCGCGGTGATCTGCGCGGTACGCAGCAGCAACCCAAGTTCAAAGCTGCCGCCGGCTTTCTGGGCTTTCAGTGCGGCTTCGGCGATCTCTTCCGCCACGATGGTGCCGGTGGTCCGCTCAAAGCGATCCGGCATCAGCAGAGAATGGGTAATCACGTAATCCGCGATATCCAGGGCGCCGGCAAAGTCCGTGGCATCCATCCGCCAAACCATCAGCGTGGTGAGTACTTGGTCCTGCGCGCCTTTGCCTTCGGCCAGAACGCCTTCGACATAGGGGCCGTACTCCGGCAACAACTGCCGTTTCAGTTCCGCTTTTCCTTCGGTCGACTGCACCTGTTTCAGGCGCAGGTAGTCCTGTTGGAGCTTCGCGAGGTGCAGTTCGTAAACGGATGCGCCCTCCATGGTCATGGCAGGACCTGCCACAGCAGCAGCTGCAACCGCTGCTGTGGTGCGCTGGAAGTGACGGCGGCAAGGGTTAGTCATGATTGCCTGCCTCAGCTAAGGGTGATGTTTTCGGCCATGGCAGCGCAGCCCAGGTCTTCAATCACGTAGCTTTCATTGACCGATTCGAAGTTTTCGATACGGTCGCGTTTGGCGTTGTCGACAACAGTTCGGCGGCGGGTGCCTTCCTGCCAGTACAGCGACAGGTTATCGAGACGAGTCACCAGCAGGCCGTTAGCCGGGAAGTGCGGAACACGTACGGCCGGCAGGTTGCCAATACGCTTCTGGCTGGTGACGATATCGGCCGCGAGCATTTCCGTCGGTGCCTGAGATTTGTTGATGATGGGGAAGTACTTGTCGGCCAGCAGTTGGCGACCACAGATCACCACCAGGTCGGTATCTTCCTGATACCAGGGCTCAATGAACTCGTTGACCATGCTCACTACCAGGGCGTCGATGTTTTCGAAGTCCTTGCCCGCGCCGATCTGAATCTTTCCACTACCGTCCACTACTTCATGCAAGACGCGAGCGGCGTTCTCCAGACGCATTTTCTGCAACCAACCAACGTTCACGTCTTGCAACAGTGGGTTGGTGGCTGGATTGGATGTTGCCGCCCGACTGGTACCGTTCCAGCCGATCATGATGCGGTTGAGTGCTTGTGCCTTGATGATGGCGTCGCGGATCCGCGCCTGAAAGTCCTTGAACTTGGCCCATTGATCCAGCTTCTGGTAGCGGATACCCGTATCGAAGTTGGTCTGGGTGCAGGTGTACCCACGGTTATCCAGGCCGCTCGGGTCGCGGGGTTCACGGTCTTTGAGCGTAGTGTCGGTGGTGCTGGCGATGGTGCCGTCGATACCGATGCCGATTTTTTCACCCGACTGCTCCGAAACGCCAAACACGTTGATGGCGCTGAGGAACGCGCTGGATTCCTGGATACGGGTTTCCAGCGTCTGCGCGACACTCGGGGCGGCGGTAAATTTGGTGGTGACGTCGCTCACGCCGTGCAGTTGGGCGAGTTGTTGCAGGTAGGCGTTGTACAGGACGCGGGTATCGTTACGCATGGTGTTCTCCGATGTTCCTTGGCTGGGTGTTGTCCGTTGGTTGGATCAGCAGTCGGTGACGAGCGCGCCGTCACCGCCCGTAGCCGGCGGGCGAACGGAGTGCTGCGATTTTTGACCGGTGGTGTCCGGCGTTTTTTCGAGTTTGCCGACCAGTGCGTTGAAGTCAGCAGACAACTTGTCGTGGGCGGTTTGGAGCTTTTCGCGGGCAGACTTTTCCGCTGTGAATGCTTCGCCCTGATTGGCGACGTGCTCGGCCATGGCTTCAACGGCTTCGCCGAGTTCAGTGAAAAGAGTGGCGTCCTTGCCTTCCTTGTCCTTGCTCTTGCCGAGTAGTTCGAGAACGCGGTTGAACAGGCCTACGACCTTGCCGCTTTCGTCCTCAACTTCTTCGAATTCGAGTTCGATCTCGACCGCCTCGGAAAACAAGTTGCCGGGATCGCGTTTGCGGGTCGCCAACGGATTCAGAGTCGGGTTCTGAGCGCTGAAAGTCAGCATTTCAGTGCCCAGGCTTGCTGGTGTGTCGGTGACCGCGATGCCGTCCAAATAGGCCCGCCCGGTATCGGCGAACTTCGGACGGATCTCGATGCTGGTAAACATTTTCTGCCGCGCCTTGTTCATGGTGATCAGGTCGGCGGTAGGCTCGATCTGAGCGAAAAGGGCGAGCTTTTTGGTGCCGGCGATCTCGACTTCCTCGGTCTTCAGCGCGACCACATCACCGTAGGCCCGGAAAGGACTGTCGGGCAGCAAGCTACGCATGTGTTCAATCCAGACCCGCGCGCCGTAGGTGTTTTGGCTGTAGGTCTCGGCAGCATCGACCAACCATTGGCGTTCGATCTGGCGGCCATCAGTGGTGGCGCCCTCAACGGCGACGCGGAAGAACTTGGAACGGTGTTTCTTGGTTGGGACGTCGGTTTTGCCGGCCATGCGTGAATCCTCAGTGCGGTGGCTGTGTGCCTTGGCGATGAGCGCATGTTGTTGAGCGCGAGCGCGACGGGCAACGAGGCGCTGTTGTAGATCGAGGCACTACAAGGGCCGGCACGGGAACTGTACGCGCGCGGGCGGCAGCATCTGCGCCATGAATGCCATCGTCGAATTGCCCACTGATCACCGCCGCCATGCCAAGCACCTGTACTGGCAGGGCTATCGCGTGTGCGAGATCGCCGAGCTGATCGGGGAGAAGGAAAAAACACTGCACAGCTGGAAGGCCCGCGACGAATGGGACCGGGCGACGCCCCTGGAGCGCATCCAGGCGGCAACCGAAGCCCGCCTCGTGCAACTGATCCTCAAGGATCCCAAGTCAGGATCTGACTACAAGGAAATTGACCTGCTGCACCGTCAGTTGGAGCGCCAGGCCCGCATTCAGCGCTTCAACGAAGGCGGTACAGAAACTGAGCTGAACCCGAACCTCGCCAAGCGCAATGAGGGGCCGAAGAAGGCGCCGAAGCGTAACGAATTCGACGAAGAACACATCGAAAAGCTGACTGAAGCGTTCATTGACGGCTGCTTCGGCTACCAGCTGGATTGGTACAAGGCGGGTAGTCAGCGGACCAGGGCGATCCTCAAGTCACGGCAGATCGGCGCGACTTACTACTTTGCCCGCGAGGCCCTGATCGATGCGCTCACGACTGGTCGAAATCAGATCTTCCTGTCGGCCTCGAAAAACCAGGCGCATATCTTCAAAGCCTACATTCAGGCCTTTGCTCGTGAGGTGGTCGGCGTCGAGCTGACTGGTGATCCGATCATTCTGGGCAATGGCGCGGAGCTTCACTTCCTGGGTACCAATGCCCGTACCGCCCAGGGCTACCACGGCAATTTCTACTTCGACGAATTCTTCTGGACGTTCAAGTTCAAGGAACTGAACAAGGTCGCCAGCGGCATGGCGATGCAGAAGCAATACCGCCGCACCTACTTTTCGACGCCATCCAGCATGGCCCACGAAGCCTATACGTTCTGGACTGGTGAGCGGTTCAACAAGGGCAAACCGGCGGCGCAGCGGGTCAAAATCGACGTTTCCCACAACGCGCTGCAACAGGGGCGCCTGTGTGAGGACCGGGTTTGGCGACAGATCGTCACCATCCTAGACGCGGAAGACCGTGGGTGCGATTTGTTCGACCTGGACGAACTACGTCAGGAGTACGACGCCGAGGCTTTCCAGAACTTGCTGATGTGCCAGTTCATCGACGACGGAGCGAGCATTTTTCCGTTGGCGATGTTGCAGCCGTGCATGGTGGACAGCTGGGATCTGTGGGCGCAGGACTACAAGCCGTTTGCCGCGCGGCCGTTTGGAGATCGTCAGGTTTGGGTGGGATACGACCCGGCCGAGAGTGGCGACAGCGCTGGACTGGTGGTGATCGCTCCGCCGATGGTGCCTGGTGGCAAGTTTCGGGTCTTGGAGAAACACCAGTTCCGAGGCATGGATTTTGCGGCCCAGGCTGAGGCGATTCGCCAGGTCACCAAGCGTTACTGGGTCACTTACATCGGCATCGACATCACCGGCATGGGGTCGGGCGTGGCCCAGCTGGTTAAGCAATTCTTCCCGAACATCACCGCTTTCAGTTATTCGCCAGAAGTCAAAACACGCCTGGTGCTGAAGGCCTACGACGTCATCAAAAACGGCCGTCTGGAGTTCGACGCAGGCTGGACCGACCTGGCCCAGTCCTTGATGGCTATCCGCAAAACAATCACCGCCTCCGGGCGCCAATTTACTTACACGGCCGGTCGCACTGACGAAACCGGCCATGCCGATTTGGCGTGGGCAACATTCCACGCACTGCACAACGAACCTCTCGAAGGGCAGACCACGTCGAACACCGGATTTATGGAGTCCTACTGATGAGCAGACGCAAGCGCGGCACCCAATTGGCCACCGCTCAGCCACCCATTGAGGGGGACGTGCTACCGCCTGAATCCGGGCCGGTTGAAGCGTTCACTTTCGGTGATCCTGCACCGGTGCTGGATAGTCGGGAGATCCTCGACTACTTGGAGTGCTGGGCCAACGGGCGTTGGTTTGAAACGCCGATGTCCATGGATGGCCTGGCGAAGACAACGCGGGCCAGCGTGTACCTCCAGTCAGGGCTGAACTTCAAGCGCAACATGCTCGCTCGCACGTTTGTGCCCCATCGACTGTTGAGCCGACAGGCCTTTGAACAGTTCGCCCTGGATTGGCTCTGGTGCGGCAACTGCTACCTCGAAAAGCGCAACAACATGCTCCGCAACACAATGGGCCTGCTGCCGCCGCTGGCGAAGTACATGCGCCGTGGCGTGGACATGGAGACCTATTACCAGGTGCGCGGCTGGAAGGATGAACACGAATTCGCCCCCGGATCGATCTGCCACTTGCGCGAGGCCGATATCAATCAGGAGATCTACGGCCTGCCGGAGTGGCTGGCGGCGCTGCAAAGTGCGCTCCTCAACGAGAGCGCCACACTGTTCCGGCGCAAGTACTACAACAACGGCAGCCACGCCGGTTTCATCCTGTACATGACCGACGCGGCGCAGAAGGAAGAGGACATCGACTCGCTGCGCACCGCCCTGAAGAACTCCAAAGGGCCTGGCAACTTTCGCAACCTGTTCGTGTACGCGCCGGCCGGAAAGAAGGACGGAATTCAACTTATCCCGGTCAGCGAAGTGGCGGCTAAGGATGAATTCAGCTCGATCAAGAACATCAGCCGTGACGATCTACTCGCGGCTTTACGCATTCCGCCGCAGTTGATGGGCATCGTGCCGCAGAACGCAGGCGGTTTTGGGTCGTTGCGGGAGGCTGCTGAGGTTTGGGCGGTCAACGAACTGGAGCCGCTACAGGCGAGGCTGGCCCAGGTAAACGAGTGGCTTGGTGAAGAGGTTGTCAGCTTCAAAGAATTTGAGCTTCCAACGGGGGGGAAGTAGTACCCCCGCGCAGTAAACGAGGCGACGAGCCGGTGCGCTAACACCAGCTCGACGCTGAATCACTCGAACACGCCGAGTGCTCCAACCAAGGCCTCGCCCCACTGCGCAGGGGGTGCGAAGCCTAAGCGAATCCAATTGTCGAAACAAGGATCACTTATGAGCACACCTATAATCCCGTGGATGGGCGGCAAGCGTCGCCTGGCAGATCGTCTTATTCCACTGTTTCCACCCCATGAATGCTACGTCGAGGTTTTTGCCGGCGGTGCCGCGCTTTACTTCATGCGGCCACAGGCTGCACCCGTTGAGGTTCTCAATGACATCAATGGCGACCTGGTGACGTTGTACCGGGTGGTACAGAACCACTTGGAAGAGTTCGTGCGCCAGTTCAAGTGGGCGCTAAGTTCCCGCCAGGTCTTCGAATGGCAAAAGATGACTAGGCCGGAAACTCTTACCGACATCCAGCGGGCTGCGCGGTTTTTCTACCTGCAGCACCATGCCTTTGCGGGCAAGGTCAGCGGGCAGACATTTGGCACTGCTACCACTGGACCGGCGATCAACCTCCTGCGGATCGAGGAGAACCTATCTGCCGCGTGGCAACGACTCTCAGGCACCTACGTTGAGAACCTGGGCTGGCTGGAATGCGCGGAGAGGTACGATCGGCCGCATACATTTCACTACATGGACCCGCCTTACTGGCAGACCGCAGGCTATGGCGTGGACTTTCCCTTCGAAAACTACGAGCGGATGGCCGATTTCATGCGCCGGTGCAAGGGCAAGGTGATGGTCAGCATCAACGATCACCCAGATATCCGGCAGGTGTTTGAAGGGTTTCACTTCGAAATGGTGGATATCCGATACAGCACGGCAAATCAGCGGCAGGGGAAAGCCGATGTCAGCGGGGAGCTGGTCATCATGAATTGGGAGCCCGATGCATTGGGTGGTCTGTTCTAAGGAACCGGATCAATCAAACTGGCTTCCTTGTTTTTAACGTTGCCCACGGCGGTGCTGACCTTGAACCATTCAAAGGCCTCGGACGGCTCGCCCTGGTGCAACACCATCTGCTCGGCACGCTCCTTCGGCGTTGCTGGATCCAACCATTCGCGGGCAAGGTCTGGGGGGAGTACCACGGGCCTTCTGTCGTGGATGTCGACCATGCCGCCGGCACTATCGGCGGTGATGATCACAAAGCCGTCATGCTCGCCTGGGCCTTCATCAGCGTCGGGCAGTTGGCCGATGGCCGCACACAATATCGGCGAGCCATCCCGCCTGCGGATCAGATAGGGCTGTTTCTTTGGCCCACCTTCGTCCACCCATTCAAACCAATTGTCGATCGGCGTAATCGCCCGGTGCGGCCAGATCGCCCTGAAGAACGGGCCGTTGGCGACTTTTTCGACGCGCGCATTAATCGGTGCGGCGCGGTCTTTAGCCCAATGCGGTCGCCACCCCCAGCGCACGGGATCGGCGTGCAGCAAGTCACCCTGCATATGTAACAGTGCAACTTTTGTCGTTGGCGCAACGTTGTAGCGCTCAATAGGCTGTTCGCCTACGGAGTTTGCCAATGCATTGGGCATGCTCAAAGCAGCTACGAAGTCGTGGATACCTCGGTATTGCGACAGTCTTCCGCACATAGTCCGGCCCTCTCTCGATTTGATCTTAGACAATGGTGATCGGTCGAGGCCTCATTTCATTGACTATCCGCCGTAACTGTTCCGCTTCTCGTCGGCTTACAAAATCCGACGTAGTCAGGTCTGAGATCTGCTTCCGCATTGCTGCGGCTTCGGCACCGCGCGCTCGGAGATACGCCGCGAACTCGCTGTTCTTCGCCTGGGTTTCTAGCAGCATCTGACTTATCCCGAAAATGTCTGCCCGAGCTTTGCGCAATTGTGCGTTCAGCTCTTGGATCTCGTTCTCCAGCAAACGGCAATGCTGTTGATACATCTCCAGCGGAGTAGGTAATCCAAGCCAGGTGAAGTTGTCTTCGTCTGTGTTCATGGGGGTGCGTCCAATACTGTATGCGCATACAGTAAATGAGGTTTGACCCTTACGCGATGTGAGGCGACGAAATGCAGGGGGAGGAGGGGACGTTAGGTGGAAAAGTTCAGCCGGCACAGACGAATGTCTGTCATTCAGCAGCATGAAAAAGCCCATTCAAACATAGCATTTAGCAGGTGTCACGACAACCCTAAAAGGCAGCGTGGCCCAATAAACACAGGGCTTTCAGCGCAGCGAAGCCTTCCAGGCAGCTCCCACCTTGGCAGCACCCTGACTGGCCGGTGCAGGGGTGGGGAGTTGGCGTGCCACACTCGGGCCACTGGCGTGCCACACCGGGGCAGTGACGTGCTTCAGCACTCGGCGCGCGCCGTCGTCCCCCCACCTCGCCTGCGGGCTAAATGGGTCGTTTTTTCTGCGCCCCTGCGGACCACTCCCGGCGGCTCAGGCTGGGCGCTTGCTTGGCGTTCTGGGGGGGTTAAAACCCTGCGGAACCCTGCGAAGGTGGGTAGTTTTCGCAAAGCTCACAAGCGCTCATGGACAGCCGGATTCAGTTGGTGCCTCGGGAAAAGGGTTAGGTTTTTTTTGAGTGGGGTGTGTTTGGCTGGAGGCCCTGTATTTATTGGGCTTGAGACCTAACTTTGATGGGTTAGATTGGGTTAGGTTAAAAGTTAGGACTCTGTAACTATCTGTTTTTAAAGGAATTAATATAATGAATATTTAACATCAATAAAGGTTAGGTAATTACCACTGCTAACCAGAAGCTAACTTTGCCAATCCTTCGCAAACCAGCACCAGACAAGGCTTTCACAGCATCCAGCAAAAAACTAACCCTCCTAACCTGTTTCCCGTGGGTCAACATGAAAATCCTGAATGTGCTTAGGCCGGGGGATCTACTGACGCCGCATGCATGATTGCGCGCTCCACATCCGTCTCACACTCGCGCGCGCTCTCTCTTTCCCGCACAGCGTTAAATGCTGTCAGTTGTTGAGGTTGCTGGGATTGGAGCGACAGGCATTAGCGATCAGCATTAGCACGACAGGGCGCATGGGTTTCACGCCAGGTGGGAGCAGTTTAAGAGGAAGGTGGTACAGAAGTGGTACGGGAGTTTTTGGTATGCGCTGAAGGGCATGTATTACGTGCCCTGTAGAATTAACAGTTCCAATCCATCATCGGGGCAACGGAGAAGCGGCGGGAGAGTGGAGCTGTTTGTAGGGACATTGGGAATCTGAGTCAACGAGGCGAGTGGCCTAGTTTATCAGGGATGTATCAGGGGTGTTTTGCGCTCTTCACCGTCTCAAGCGACAGGGGACACGGTGAGGATCCTCAATCAATGATTGTGTCGGATATCGTGGCCTGACCCTGGCGTCTCTTTAGTGCATTGCTTGCATGGAAACGTTTGTAGCCGTCTGAGTCGTTAGTTCTATGAGGGTTAACGCTCCGTCGTCAAAGGAGCAGCCTGTATCTATGTAGATCGTATTTCCCAAATAGGTAAGGGAGGATACAGTTGAATGGCCGACATAAACTTGATCAATACCTTGAGTTAAAGCTTCGTCGAGGCATTCGATTTTTGTTCTGGCGTACAGTGCTTTTTCTAACGCTAGGCGTTGATGGACTTCGCCAAATTGACCCGTGATTGCGTCCTTTGCACTCTGCCAGGTGTCATCGTTATGCGTCAGCGGAGTCTCTGCGTGCACAATCCCAATTTTTCGACCATCTGTTAATTCAACCTCTATTATTAGAGGAAGATCTTTTAAGGCGTCAGACAGGGTCTGTTGAAATTGAGTTGATAGTTTGTAGAGCCATGCTCCA